CCAATAAGGACTACAATCATTAGTTCATGTATCTTATGTTATTGGATTTCAAAGTCTTTCAACCTATATGTATGATAATAAGTATCATATACTTGCATTGATTCATCACCACTTATGCTATGGTTTCCCTCTGTACTCAGTTGTAATAGTAGAACTAGTATTTCAGGCCTTTTACGCATTCTAAGATGACACTAAGTTTTTATTTGCCATAAAGAAACTACTATTACAACTGCCTGACCTTGGGAATCAGGAATGGTACATTAATTATTAAATTTTAAATATTCCGGAAATACTAATAATACTTCTCTTATAGAGAGAGAGACTAATAGTAATAGTTCATACATAGAGTAGAGTACTCATACATATTTAGCTATATAACATATATTATATGACAACATTCTAAATCTGTTAGTACTCTTACTACTAAAGATATGGTGAGAGTTTTATTCTCAAACATCCTGTAACCCTTATACACACTACATTACAGAACTTTTAGTCTTATAAATTTATATATTTTATTATATAATTTTTATATGACCGTAGCTTGTACATTTATATACAAGGAAGCTTGAGGAGACCTGTGGGTGACCGCAAATACCCAAAAACTTTGTAATTTTTATGTGCTTTTAAGTAAGGTTTAAAGCCTTTCCAAAGGAAATGAGTGTAAAAACTGTTACTTTTACAAATTCTACATTTTGTAACTACTTGGTTTTCAATACCAAAGTCACATAGTTACACACGGTGGATACAAAAAAAAAAATAGTGCATATTTCTATACACTATTTCTTTATGACTTATGCCATTTCAAAATCATCAAATGATAATTCTTCACCCTTAACATAAGAACTTAACATAATCCAAGGTGCTCTTTTAGACCCGTCTTCATTAAGTGCATCACTCAATGTGATTTTACCCAAATAAGATTGGCCTATCTCCATACCTTTTTCATATGAAGTTTGGTAAACTACACATTTTGAAGTGCTATTTTCATTTCCATTCAGGTCTTTGAATGAAATAGTAGCAAGTTTATAGAATATGGTATCCTTTGTTTCAGGACTTACATAATCAAAAACTTTTTCACTAATGCTTAATAATTTACCTGTAATGTTTGCATTCTTAACAACATTACCCAAAGAGGTTGTCTCTTCAACAAATTTTAATTTAATCATAACCTTATAGTTTTTAAATAAACAACATTGTTTACTTTACTTGCTTATAAATAAGTTTTTTAAAAAAAGCCTTGCCGAAGGCAATAAGAGTGAACATTTTTACTTGTGTATTTTTATAAAAAAAGGGAATTTCTTCCCTTTACATCCACACAGATATTGTATACCAACCTTTTTCATAGTGTACTATCATAAGAGAACCTGATATTTTTGCTTTTAACCAAGTTCCTTCACTTATGTTATTATGCCATAAAGTAGTAGCATAAATCATTGCTTTGTATTTCTTATCATTTATACTTACAACACACCAAAAATATAATGTTCCATTTATATTACTGTGTGCTTTTTTAGAGGTAACCTCTATAAATTGACAATCCATTTCTTTCATAATTTTTAGTTTAAATTTAAATTAATAAAAAAGGGGATTACTCCCCTTATTTTAAATCTTCATTGTATACAAATTTCTTTGTTTCAATATAGTTATAGATTTCACCTTTATAGGCATAATCTACAACATTGCCACAAAAGGTTTTGTCACCTTCTGTAATTTCAGTAGTTTCAGGGAAATTAACCCTATAACACTGTCTTCCATCAACTTCTTTTTGAGGAATAATAGTACCATTAATTAGGTACCAAATAAATACAATAGTTTTCATAGTCTTTAGTTTAAAGTTTAATTAATTATAAATAAGTTTTTGTTTAAAAGAAAACAGTTTATCTTGTCTGCCTATTCATCACATATAGGACTTACATAACTTTTGTAAACTGTTTACTTTTAAAAATATGCAGGCTTGTTGACACCCTGCTTCTAGTAATATTGCCAATCAACTTACTTGGCTCAGATAATCTGTGTATGAATTAATTCTAGACTTAACCATACTCCATTTATCAATTTTATTTACTTATAAATAAGTTTTGTTTAAATAAAAGCAGGATTACTCCTGCTCTTTCTTTCTACAAACATTAAATATTACAAATTCTCCACAAGGAAGAACTTGATACTTAACCAATGTTTTGGCTGTAAGCCATTGGTTAAGTTTAGTTTGCATCTGCATCAAACCTTTTGAGTCTGATGCAGAAATACTGAATATGTCTACTCTTTTCATATGTATATAGTTTTAAAGTTTACTTACTTATAAATAAGTTTACTTTATTATAATATATATAGTATAGTATGTATAGTATAGTATAGTATGTCATGTCTCTCCTTCTCTTTGTTACTTAGTATAGTATACATAGTATAGTACTACATAGTATGTACACTTAGTATAGTACTCTTATCTTAGAGTACATAAAACTTTCTTGTAGGATTTTATTTTGTATTTTTTTTCTTGGACTTGGATTGGTCCTCTCAGTTTCATGGGGGGTACTACCCAGCTGTGGAGAGCCGGGGAGTGTTTTGCTAAGGACCCACCATAATCTCATACATATTAAAAACCCAAATAACTTTGTCCAGTTTTTAGTGCAATAAACTTGACATCCTGGGGGGTACATCTGAGACAGAACATACTCGGGAGTATAAGCACCTACCCTAAATTTTATATATAGGTAATGTCACAAATGTTTTCTATATTTGTTTTAGTAATAAATTATTTGTATATTATAGTATAACTTATAACTATAAAAAAATGGATATTTTAAATTTTATTTCCTGGATTAAAGGCGGAAAATATAGCCCAACTATACCGACTGATGCAGTTACAGTAGTTGGTGTTCCTAATCCAACAAGAGGAGATGCATATTTACCAGTTACTGTTCCTGTAACTGCTATTGGAACTTTATTTCCATTTCCAACTTCAAACACAAATATAGGTAAACTTTTAGGTGGTGGAATAGTTGTAGCAGAATGGGATGAAAATGGAGTTAAAAAAGCTCTTATAGCAAGTTTAACTAATTTATCTACAAGTCTTCCATGGACAGTACCTGCACAACAATCTATTTTAATAGGTATTACTGCTCAAAGTTATTCGGATGGTCTTTCAAATACTAATGCAATTATATTACAAACAGGATCTGCTGCTACTACAGCTTATGCTGCTGGAATAGCAAGACTTTATTTAGGTGGTGGTTTTAATGATTGGTATTTGCCTTCAAATTTTGAGTTAAATACTTGTTATAATTCAGCACTTATTGTTAATAAAGTTTTAGGAGTAACAAATGGTTTTAGTCCTTTTCAACATTGGAGTTCTACGGAGGCCAATAGCAACAGTGCGTGGAACCATTCTTTCTCCAGTGGCTACCAGAGCAGCACCGGTAAGAGCAACAGCTTCCTTGTGCGTGCTGTAAGAATACATACTTTATAAATATAAAAAAATGAAACAATTAATAGGATATTATAATGAACAAGGAACTTACATTGAAGAACTTGTGGACATTGTTGAAAAAACTAAAGAAGAATTAATAAAAGAAAAAGAAGAAATGTTATTAGTAATAACTAAAGAAATAGAAAATTTAAAAGAATTGTAAAAAATTAATTATGGCAAAAATTAAAGATACAATTACTAAGTTAGATAAACCAAAAGTTTCTAGGACTGGTATTCATGCAAAAACTAAAGTTTCTAAACTTAAGTCTTCTAAGAATTATAAGAAGTTATACCGAGGTCAAGGTAAGTAAATAAAATTATGAAAAAAATAGATATGGGCAAGTACTTACTATTAATTGGTAAGGATGCTACTGAAATTTTTGATTATTATAATGTTAAAGAAATGCATGGTCTTAATCGTGCAGATGCTCAAGCAGAAGAAGTAGACATGACTAATTCTAAAAATGGAGATCAAGGTAATGGTGTTTACATATATGGATTAACTAATTATGATCCGGCAGATAAAAAACTTACAGCTAAAGATCCTTACAAACCATTCTTGTTTATAAATTTAGGTACCTTTAAAAAATATAATATTACAGAAAAAGCTACAGGAGTTATGCATGAAACAATGCACATGAGTATTATATTAAATAACTGGGATATAAAAGATAAAGAAGAAGAGGTAATAACATTTGCAGAAGAAGAAGCAAATAAGATTATTGAAAAACTAAAAACTACAAAAGTAGAACAACCAAAAAAAAGTTTTTTTTCTAGAAAATAATTTTAATATATTTGTTTTTATATAAAATATTAATATATTTGTAAAAACTAAACAAATATATTATGTCAGATGAAATTAAATGTGGATGTGGAAAATCTCAAGACCCTAATGGATTTTGTGATGGATCTCATAAAATTAATGAAAATCAAATATCCTTTAAAGAAACAAAAATTTATTCTTTTGGAGATATCTTAGTAGGATTAGATACAGAAGAATTACCAGAAGGTGTTGAATTAGAAGTAAAACAAAAATTTTCTGAGATTACAGAAATTTTAAAAAGTACTTATACAATGTCAACACAATCTCCAGTTAAAAGTTTATTGTTTGATCATGCAGTAGGAGAAATACTAAATGCTCAAATGTCTGTTGTTAAATTACTAAAACTATAAATATGAACCCATTTAAAACATTAAGAGGAAGAAGAATACTTATTGAGGTTCCTGTAAAAAAAGAATCAGTAATTACATTATCTGAAAAAGATAAAGATGCTTTAATGTATGAAGCAATGAAACAATGGAATAAACTTACTGTATATGCTATAGGTGATAAAGTAGAAGAGATTGCTGTTGGAGATTTAGTATATATTCCTGTTCCACAATTAGAACAAGCAGAAAAAGTTGACATTGATGGTAGTGTAAAACTAATGTTTAATGAAATGGATATAGCAATAATATGGTAAATATAACAGATGATCTTCCATACTTTTCTGGAAAGACAAGTACTAATAAAATTAATTCTAAAGAAATATCTAAAGAAGATGTAGATAAAAGAATTAAAAATACTTTAGATTTAGAATATAATACTAAAAATTATGTTCATGATTTTAGAAAAAATATTCCACCATTTGAATCACGTCCTAAATACTATGGTGGAAAAGATTCAACATATGAAGTTTTTAATGTATTAGAAGCCTGGAAGTTAGATAAAGATTTTTACTTAGGAAATGTAATAAAATATTTAGCTAGAGCTGGTAAAAAAACCTTTAACAATAAAGAAGATTTAGAAAAAGCATTAGTATATTTACAACGTAGAATTGACACATTATGAATTATATACTGATGTTATTACTTTTAAGCATAGCATGTTTGTTATGGATTATAGGAAGTTCTTTTAGAGGACCTATATATAATAAAATTAAAGATGCTTATGAACTAGATCATCAAGGTGAAGCTATTGGTTCATATTTTATTGTTGCTTCACTTCTTTTAATTTTCTTTGCTGGATCTTTTCTATAATTTTTTTGTTTTTATTAATAAATTTTTGTATATTATATATATATATTATTTATTTAAAACTAAAAAATCATGGCAAATAATGAATTACCTAAAGCACAATGGGGAGCTATAGTTAAAATGGCTAAAGGTGCTTATCAAGGAATTAAAACTGGTTATAAAAGTTATAAAGCTGCATCATTAGCTGAAAAAGCAGCAAAAGCAAAAAAAGCACAAACATTAGCAAGAACTCAAAAAGCAGCAGCAACAAGAGCAGCAAATGCAAA